ATTCTTTTCAATTTTTTTTGTGGTCTGATCGTGTCCTCTTGCTTTTTGTTTTTTTTTTTTTTTTTTTTGTTAAAAAAAGCAAGAAATAAAACAAGAACTCGTATGCGTCACATACGACCAGGGAGACCTTGAAAGTACTCTCTGGGCCAGTGGTAGTTGGCGAGCGGACGTGCGGGGTCCATGAGGTGTCTGAGTGTGTCAAAGAGAGATGGGAATTCTGAGAATTGGTATTCTTCAGCGAATTCGGGAATGTCCATGTCCAAGTGTCGGAACATGAATCGGATCTCTGATTGTCGGGGCTTTGCGCTGTAATGAGTAGTGAGATAGTTGTAGATATCTTCACAAATCATGTAGGTGCGTGGAAGTTGTCCACATGCAGCGTAAGCAATTCCAATGCAGCGGGCAGCCACGGCATCGGGATCGGTAGATCTCTCAGGATGTCGCAGTTGAGCTAGCAACTGGAGTTCGTCACGGTAGGGAAAGCCGTTGGAGTTACGGTATTTGAGGGTTTCGGCGTGCTCGTAAGAGTCGCGAATCTCAGATTTGCTTTCCGAAAGAATGGCTCCAAAGTAGTAGGAGGCATAATTCTTAAAGATAGTAAGAAAGGAGTGACAGATAAGTATAAAACAGCAAAGTATAGCGAAGATTGAGTCGTCGCCTTGAACTTTGATTACGACTTTGTCTAAATCAAAACCCATGCGTGAAAGAATGGTGAAGATCATGACCATGTTATAGAGTGAGTCAAGGATCTGAGTTTGAAAATAGCCGGAAAAGATACCGGAGTGTCGGAAATTGTAGAGCGTTCCATCGGGCATAAGGAGCGGGATAGTAAGGACTGCGTCAGTCATCCAATTCCAAAGTCGTTCGAGTCGAACGGGAATAGGTTCTTCGTCTGGGAGAGAAGAGTAGCTGGTGTAGTCAACGGTCGGGTGGTAGCCTGTAAAATCGAAAATGGGTCGAAGGATATCGGAGTGAATATCGCGAATAACTGTGTGGCGTGCGAAGCGGTCAAAGCCGGACCAGTCGAGGGTAGCGACGAGTTCGTACTTGGGAGCGTACGTCAGGAAGAAATTGCGTAATCGATACCATCCGCCAAGGAGGGTTTCGAATCCCCAAAGCATGAAGTTTCGTTTGCCTTGTAGGAGTAGCAGGTGAACTTGAAGGGGCCAGATGAACATCAGTTCGGCAGTAAGGAGGGTGAAAGGAGCGCCAAAGACTAGTCGTACTTTGTCGTCTTCGTCCTGTTTGACGAGATGTTGTCGGGCAAAAGCAGTATTCCAATAGCGCATATCATGGCCGTTAGAATTTGTTTTGTGTCCAAGTTTGATTAAATGAATGTTTTTACGTGTAATAAAGAAAGCCTCAGTATATAGGTTGTGCTTAGTCATGCGTGAGTCTCGGATTTCGAGAGGTTTCGATGAGGTGTGGGCTTCGGTAAACAAGTCGCGGTGTGCGATGTTTGGGAAAGGAATGTTCTTAGAAAAGAAATTGAACTTAGAGCGGACGTACTCTTTCCAGTATTTGGATTGAGCGAAGGGGGCACCGATGTTGGTCGAGAGGCGCCATTTGTAGCGGCGGAGGTCAGCGAAGTGAACGGGCTTGAGGGGGACGTCTGGCTGAATCAACTTTTTGACGTGGTTGATCGCGTTCCAATAGTGTTTGTCTTTTGGGACGGGGTGTTCGTCAGAGTTGAGTTTGTCAATGTCTTTCTTGAGTGCGTCTTCGTTCCAGGCAGAGCGGCGGTATCCGTTGATAACGGTATCGGCGTCGTGGGAGGGCAGGAACTTGTGAAGTGCGGCGTCAATGACACGATTAGTGATGTCGGTCAGAGGGTTAGGAACAGTCGGGTCTCTTCCGTGAATGGGGAGAGCGAGTTTCGGTAGCCAAGCAAGAGGGTTGAGGTTCTTCATAGTGTACAGCAGTGGTTGTGGTAGTCAGTGAACTTGTTGTGGAGGAGCGGGGCTTCTAGAGTGTATATCTTTTAGCGTTGAGAACTTGAG